ACATTGGATCGTTTTCTAAATAGTTTCGATAGATTGATAAAACTTTTCCTGTGCCCTGTTCCAGTGTTACCACATAAGGTAATTTTAGCCCTGTGGGCTCTCCGTCTTGTCCGATATTCTCGTAGCCTTCTAAATCTAAATCAACGTGCATTTCTAATAATTCATATTGACCAGAATACTCTGACTTGTTTACGCCTTCTAACTCATCATACTTTTCTTGGATATCAGAATAAGAAGAATATAATTCGTCGTCTACATCAATATCTATGTCTCTGTAAAAACCAGAGAGCATTTGTCTTTTCAAATCATTAGGAGAAGTTTTTATAACGTGAGTAATTCTTTCTGCATCTTCTAATTCTGATGCACCATAGTTTACAACTAAGTCTTCACTCGGAATAAATTTTGCACAAGGTCTTGCCATGTTGCCATCGTAATAAACTTTTTTAAATGCACTTCCTGCTAAAGGTAAGTGAAATAATAATTGGTCCATCTCAGGATCGTATTCTTTCATTTTATACATCAACTCATAGTTCATGTATTCTTTTACTCGCTCTGCTTGTTCTTCTACCTCAGGAGTTGCTTTGCCCATGATAGAAGTCTTGACGGGACCGCCCGCAGGCAAAAGCTCTTTGTAAGCTCCTGCTTGAAACTGCGTGACTGCCTCTGCGAGTAGTGGATGAGAAACTGATGCCGCGCCTCTGAAAGGGTTGGAGACGGGTGTGTATTTGAAACCTAATAAATCTAATCCTTTGATGTAACTTTGTTCCCAATCTTTTCTTGATGTGTGATCAACAGAAAATTGTGATCGAAGTTCGTTTGATAATTTTGCTAATGATTCTTCTTCTATGGCTTCTGCTAAGTTACTAGCGAATCCTGCTCCAGTGTCCGTGGGCGTTGGACCAATGCTGACGGCCTCTTCCCCTTCGACCTCCACTTCCATGGGAGTATCTTCGGTTACTGCCTCTTCTACAATTTCTTCTTCGACACCTGTAGGTGCCTCATTCAAAGTTTTATCGATTTCTGCCATTTAATGTTTATACCTTATGATCCGTAAAAAGCAATCTTACGCTTCGGCATCCAGTCCTCTACAGGTTCATCATCTTCGTGTTGTAATGCACCGAACTGTCGATAACGCATCAATGCTTGTGTCATACTATCAACATAGTCGTCGTTTCTACCATAAGGGAAAGCTGCACACTCTTCAATCAATTCTTCTGCCCACTTATACGGCGGATACCAGATCATTCCACTTTCAAAAAGGGGAGAGACAGAGTTGACTCTTACCATTTTGTCGTTTCCTCTACTTGGTGTGAAGTTAATTACTGGGATTCCCATGGCTTGAAGCTCGTGAGTTAGTGGAAGTCCACTTGCTTTCGCCTCCACAATGATTTGTTCTGGCTTCCAGTAGTCGTTTTTCTCTAAAGCAATCCTTTTTAGCTCGGGAAAGTCCCATCTTCCTCGATCTGCCTCCATTAAGAGAATATTTTGCTTACCTGTCACCTCATTATAGAAAATTCCCCACGTTGTGATGGCTGAATAGTCTGATGTGGTCTTCGAAGAGAACGCTGTATCGTAACTTTGAATGATATATTGTAGAGGAGGCTGTTCTCCCTTCCATTCTTGCCACCATTCTCGCTTAATTATCGAAGTTTCTTCGGAAGTTGGCTGTTGTTGCCACTGTGCGTTCCATTTTCCCATGGGTAAAGACGCTTTGACGGCCTCGAGTTGGTCTTTTTTCCAATATTCTGGCCATTGTGGTTGTCCGTCGTCCATGATCGCTGGAAAATCTACTATTTCCCACTTGTCTGCCATGGGATCTTTCATCTGAGCCTCTATTAATCTCTCTGTTAGGTCGTCCTCTGACCATCTGGTCATGACTACAACGATACTTCCGCCTGGTTGTAGACGTTGTCGAGGTCCTGAGGTGTACCATTCCCATGCATTTTCCATAGAAGTTTTAGACATAGCGTCTTGTTCGGAGTGGGGGTCGTCGATAATGAGTAAATCTGCACCACGCCCGGTTATCGAACCACCGACACCTGCCGCAAAGTATTCACCACCGTGATTTGTCTCCCATCTTCCTGCCGCTTGAGAGTCGGCTCGTAGTTCTGTGTCAGGGAACACGGACTTGTAATCTTGTTCGTTCATCAAGTTTCTGACTTTTCTACCAAAACGATATGCTAGCTCTGCCGTATGGGTGGTTTGGATAATTTTCAATTTAGGGTTATGCCCCATCATCCAAGCCGGGAACAGATAACTAGCAAATTCTGACTTAGTGTGTCTTGGTGGCATGTTCACTATCAATCTAGAAATTTTTTTATTCTTGATGGCTTCTAATTTTTTAGAAATGATTTTATGGTGCCTACCCTCTATGAAGTCGGGCCATATACTTTTTACAAAATTCGTAAAGGAGTCCCTAGAACTTCTAGCTGCCTCAAGTTGCACTTTCTTAAGCTCTAACTTTTTCAAGAATAGCAAACGCTCCTCTTGAGACATCTGGCTCAAATCTGAATGAAAATCGTTCATCTTTTGTATGTATATTTATATACTAGCATACGTACTATGTACTACTGAATTTAGGGTGTACCCCCTACATTGTCAATTAGATAGTATTACTTCGTAATTCCTTAGTATCTCTTTAACCAAAAATATTCATTCTTCATATTTTTGGTTAGGCGATTTTGAAAAAATTCTCAAGCACAAGCGATTTTTTGGGAGGTGGCGTCCCTGCCCCAAACAAGCAGGGACAGGAACGCAGGATTAACTAAGCGATATATTTTTTATAGTCATTAATGATTTCTATTAATGGATAGTAATCACCATTTGAAGCGCAACACTCAATGAAATCAAAGATGTCACTTTCATTCCATTTTAATAACTCTTCATTCGTAGGAACAAAATCATAATAACTTTCATTATCATAATTATAATTCTGATCTAATGAATTATAAAAGTTATCGTCGTAATTCCTGTATGAAATTTTTGGTGTATCAAATGAAAACTTTTTTACATTCCAATAATCATTTGAAAACCAATTCGCCCCTTTGTAGTTTCCTAGCTTCTCATTAATAATAATAAATTTTCTTGTCATACTATCTAACAATAAAAATTTATCTGATTGAATATGATCCTGCAATTCATCTTGAAAATCTTTTTTCAAAATTAAATTAGGATTATGCTTCAACAATGGTTTTAAATAGTGTTCGTTGTAATGCCAAGTATCAGAACAATTTTTATGAATTAATGGAATAGGTAATCGTGCTCCATTATGCATTAAACCAATTGTTCTTTTATCATCTTGATAACTAATGAAGGGATGACAATTTTTAAAATTGGTTTTGCCTTCCGTCGTAAATCTAAAATGAATTGCCATTTGGTTATTGGCTTTTGATTTATGTAAATTAAAAAAGTTTTTTAACTCAGTAAAATTTTTTGGTAAAAATTTATCTGAAATAAAATTTTCTTTTTTATCTAAGTACATAACGCCGAAACCATTTTGGTTTCTATCGTATGCAGTTTCTAAATCTTTATAATCTAAAGATTTAAGATCATTTGCTAAAATAATTAAACACATTTTTATTCACCTTCGCTTTCTATTAGTTCTTGATTAGCATTTACAAAATCTTCTATTACTGTTTTGTAATTAGTATAAACATCCTGCCATTCGTCCAAAGTTTCTAAATGATCAAAATGATTTCTTTTAGATAGAAAAAATAAAAGATTAGAAAAATCTTTTGATAAGTTTTTTAACAACCAATCAAAATATTCTACCCAAGTTATTCTATCGTATTCTACAGGATCAGTTTCTTTGATCCATTCTTGAACAGTGTAATTAAATTCTAAATATCTAAAAAAAGATATTTGTTTTAAGTTCGATCTGAATATTCGAACTTCAATTGTATCTTTATTATTATAATTAATAACACGATATTTATATTCCCTGCCGTTCTCATCTTGTCCCCTAGTAAAGATTGGATCATCAAATGTCACTGAAGGTATAAATCTACAATAAGAAGTTGAGTCACGCCCTGCAATATCAACAATCAAATTTTTATTTTTTGGATTGTTAAAAAAACAATTCAACGCTCTTAAATTGTTTTCCGAAAAATAACTTCTATTTGTATGAATATGAATTCCACAATCTGATCCTTCATATGCCTTGCAATATTGAGCAGGTTTTAATTTAAAGAAATCATTCCAAAAATGATTTTTATGATAATTAAAACTGCAATTTGTAGTAGACATCTCAAAGCCTTTTTGGGCGTCTAATGATCCGTCCCTCTTACAAATAACATTGGTTTGATCTTGATTGAAACAATCTCTAAACATTTCAACAACTTCATTTCTTGATTGATGTTGATAGCATTGCATTTCAATTTCAACACCATCAAATTTTGTTGAAGTTTCCTTGCCTAAAAAATGCAATGGATTTCTTGTATTGTACTCATCAAGATTTGAACTTTCTTCACGATCACAATCACAACCTCTTTCGTGGTGATAACTTTGATCACAATCTTCACAATAATTTGATACTTCGTCGTAACAATGTTCACAGTAAATTCGATCACTATCATCACATGATCTTGAATTTTCATGATGATCAATCTCTTCACATCTATCACAAGTAAAGTATTCGTTTTGATATGCGCTCTGACAAATCATGTCACCATTGACTGCTTCAACAGGATTTTCATCTAGTTCAATTTCATTATGATGATCACAATAAAAAATTCTATAATCATGAAAATCGTAAAATGGTGAAGTGATTATAAATCTATTTATAATTCCAAATAGACGATTTTTATAACTAGATGTATTTCTACGCTCTAATCTTTGATTTACATATTCAACAATCTCATCACTCATTAATTGATTATCGATATGTAATCTTTCTTTTAGTTCTCTAATATTCATAATTGTTTTTTCCTTTCTGAATATTCTGTCCTTGATTATATATAAAAAATCCTATATTTATATAACTAATTTAATAAATATTCGGAGTAAAAAAAATGACTGATAAAGAAATTCAAATAAAAGAAATTAAAAGAACTATTCGATATTGGCAGGGAAAAATTAAATATGCCAAAATTAGAATTATTGAAAATGAGAAAAAACTTAAAAAAATTACTGGTTCCAATTCAGCTGAGTAATAAAATATTACTTTTCCAGGTAAAGACACAGCTTTTAAAAGTAATAAATTATTACTGTCTTCCTGACTTTAGCCCCGGTCGCCAGAAAATTTTTTTTATTTTTTGAACAC